TGTGGAATCCGAGCGGGGAATGTTACCGAGGGCACAACCATTCTGAGAGTCGAGAAGTCATTAGCGGCTAGGCGCCCAATGTCGTTCTCAACCGCCATAGTGATTGAGCCCAATTGTGTTGTGGTTGTCGTGGTGGTGTACTCAAACACGATACTCCGGAAGACATAGCGGTCATAGAGCGCAGCCTTCTGAGCAAGCGCCCCGCCAAGCAAAATGGGGTTTAACGCCCAGTTGAAAGCGGAGGTACCTTGAGTTGTAGGTACCAGAGGCGGCAGTGCTCCACTTGCACTCACAATTGAATTGGAGACAGCAAGGTGGGCGAGTATCAGCGAAGGGTGATAGTACGTAGGCTGGATGAGATCCAGGTACGGTTGCTGAACACGCATTCGCACACCCCGAAAACCGAGGGTGGGATGGGAGACAGGCTCGTCGGGATGGGTGACGGAGGAGTTGTTCTCGACACACGCAAATGATGCGGGCGTGGCGAATGTGGAGGTAGAGGCGGAAGCCTCCTTTCCAAGAACAGATCTCACTCCGGTCCAAACCGGCTTGACTATACTCTCGATGGAGTCTGCGATAGACCCAAAGGACCGATGGGAGGGGCCCTTCTTCATCAAATTTCTTCGTGATCTCTTTGGTTTTGCCAGAATGACGACTTTCTGTTGTTTTTTGGTAGATCCACGGTGCACTTTCTGTTTTTGAGACATAGGTGAACGGCTTTAGGCAGAGGGACTGCGCTTCAACTTGACCTGTTTCCAGGTCACTTCAAAGTCAGAATCCTCTGCCATAAAACCACTCCACCCTGTCGTGCAAGAAACACGAGGTCGCGGATTCTTTAGGACAAACTCCGGCTGGAAATTAGTTACCCAGCTGTCCTTCAGACCTTGCACATAACGGGCCCAGGACTTAAAACCAACATCGCTGTTGGGTATAGTCTCATCGGAGCCCCTCGGGAAATAGGCCATCTCAGAATTAAACTGGATGGCGGCATTCCTCGGTTCTAGGCAAGGGTGTGCACCGCAGTCATACGCCGTAATGAGGGCAACGAGGCCGTCCTGTTCCACCTTGGCATTGGCCGAAGAGGGAACGAGGGAAGTATAGATGCCTGGGCGTCGAGGCAACTGTATCTTCTCTAGGACGACGGCATCATATTGGCGCTCTCTCTCAAAAGCGAGACGTCGTTGGAATCGAGTGAACTCAACCTCGAAAGAGGGAGGACGTCTGAAACCAACGGAGCCGAGGGTTGTATCACCGAATAGGTTGACCAAGCCGCCACAAGTTTGGCGCTCAATCTCTACCTTATTAACGGCAATATAACGGGAAGTTAACCGGGCTAAATCGTAGCCGGTCCCCTCAGCAAGTAGTTTGTTGTGTCGCGGGGCGAGTCCGTTAGGTGTCTCGCCCTCCGCATCAATCTCACATGAGCCTGTCTTCTTCTTGTTGAGCAGCAGCTTCACAGAAAACTGTCCCAACGGAACAAAACCTTCCTCAGATGACCTCCATTGTTTGGAGTTGAGTATAAGGATATTCCGGTGGACAAGATTCTTCCCCGCTGACTGCTTGAAGCCAAAGACATCACAGTTTGCTTTCCATAACTCGTAAACAGCGCGATTGGCACGGAAGCCAATGTCATCGCCGTTTACAAGGACGGGAATGTCCCTCAGGGGTAGCTTACGCCCTAGGTACGTTTCCCATGCCTTCCAAAGAGGAAGTATGTTCAGAGCAGAAAGATGGGGAAAACTCAGGGTTGATCCCATGAGTTGACCATTTTTCTGAAGGAAAGCGGGTTGCTCATATTTGGAGCCATTGGGTCTCCTCACGGTTGGATATGTTATGTACTGTTCATACAAGACATGGCGGCACACCTCCTTAAAGGAGGTGTAGAGGTCCTGATCACGCTCGGGCTTTGCCCAGGAGCTCATCATGATTTCGTGACTCATCTTAGTGAATCGTATATCAAGGCGATCAGTCGCCGCTTCATAATCTCCCGACACCCAAAAGGTATCGTCGGTGTAGAGATCCAAACCGTACTTATCACCAAAAACCCGTGTCTGGCTGAAAAGCCAGGACATAGGGGAAGGTCCTTCGTGATAAGGGGATCCCATTGGTTGACCAATGAGTGAAAATTGAGGCTTACCATACAGGTGACGATGCATAGACCTTTGAGCAGGCATCGAGGTACTGTAGGTAATGGCGTCTCCGCAAGAAACGTTACGGATCTTGAGAGGTTCGAAGACGCTTGCGACACGAATCCCATCGTGCGCCATATAGCAGGACATGTCAATCAACTCCCGAAGAGTGTATGGGCGAAAACCGATCTGATTGGTAAGGACGTGGTCCAAATTACCATTAGATAGGGTTTTAGGCTCCAAAACCGGGGGATAGACAAAAGTCTGACGTGGAGAGTCCTCCGTCAGACTGTCCTCAAAGCCCTGCAGTAGGGTAAGGTCGAGGAGAGGGTTCGGAATAGTTGGTTCAACACCAATCGCTTTGATTGCAGAAGCAGGGTCGCTATGGAAGCGGCCGTCCTGATCGAAGAAGCGAAAATTGATGTAACCTGACTGGAAGTTTCGAATCCTGTCAACTACCTGGGTGGACTGCGCGAGTCCCGAGGTGTGGTAGTACCACAACGCCCGGACCTCAGTGGAACAACCCCCATGTTTTCGGGAAGTAGCGAAAGAAGCACTATTGCTCAACTGGTATTCAATGGGCTCGTCCGGTAAAAAATCCAGACGGCACCCACGCCAAATCGAGCGTAGTTTCCTCTCGCAATCCTGCGAAAATAAGGGGTCAATGTCGCGAGTAGGCGAGACGCTGAGAATAGAGCCATGTTTAACATAGCTTGACTCAAGATCGGTCTCATCTAGCGACCTAGTTCCACCTTTCAGCTGATGCCAAGACTGAAAGAACGCAGCAGATTTACCCTTACTGCGGCTGACCATCAGTTGGTTAAAGTAGCGACCAAGTTTACCTCGCAGAATGCGGTAAGAATTTCTAGGTGCCCCATCGGGGCAATCTGGGGGAAGATTAAGGTCTGAAAAAGACCCACCCTTAGAAAAGAACTTCCACTGTGGAGCGATGGTGTAATACTTGATGTACTTAATAACATCTGACGAAGGCCAATGGCTGGTGAGAGATAATGTAGCTACTAAGTCTCTACCAAAAAACAACAGATCGCCGAATTGTTGCAAACAGAGTTCGGCGATCGCGCGGATCCACTCCAAACGGTGTAGAGTGGACCGAAGACCAGCGACATGCGTCGCAGGCGTGATGTCGTGTGGGATGGAACTGAGCAGTACAGCGCGAAATGCGCTGCACGTAACTCGTTCACGGTCTCCGTTGCGGAGAACCCACCAGAAGACATCATACCTAAAGCTGGTCAATTTTGGGGTTACACACTTCAAAGTACGTGTGCTTAACTCCTGGATGAGACTCTCACAGGCTTTTACAAAGCTAGTTGGTCTCAAATCCAGTAGACCTCCCGGTAACGAAGAATGCATATTTGTATTCATTTGGTTTTGGGGGGGTGGCTGCTCAGCCATCGAGGTCCTAAGGGGCTTCACCTTTATCGTTTCCTAAGTTGGAATAACTCCGG